CCGCTTGCGCTCATGAAACAGCCGGAACCAAAATCGCTTAATCATTTGCTTTTCCTATGCTTGCGCTTTGTAATGGCCCGACAATTTTTCCTCTGGCGATGGACCTTCTTGCCGCATTTAATGCAGGAGGCACCATGCCGCAGCGACCTTGCTCCGAGTCTTTAAGTTGGGGCGCGGAAATCCAAGCCATACACCCGTCTGCTAAACAATTCGATGTGGCGGACGTAAGCGGCGTTCCCCCCGCCATCAAAAACGGACACTTCTTTTTCAATGCGTCTTCTTTAAGCATTTGCTTTCCTTTGGTAGGTCTTTTTCAACACTCGCATCATGGGTTCTGTCTCCTTTAAATTTCTCATCGTGTGGCCTCATGCTCCCCAGCCCAGAGGTCGTTAGGTGTGGACGCGCTTACCCAACACCGGATGAAATGATGTTCAGAACACCCGTGATGGAACACCAACCCGCAATCTGGCACAGGACATTTACCCTTTTCGCCGCCGATCCAACCCTTCGGTCTACCGACATAGAAAGTCATGGTGCATTTATGGCAATGCTTCTTGGTCATAATATCTTAAAAACCACAGGTTTATTTCCAACCAAAGAACACACCCCATAACGTGCAAAAGAAAATCCCCCACACCCCGGCGCACAGGATGGTGTGGTAAACATTCCAGCGCGTCTTGTATTTTTGTTCGCTGGTTATCATGTGCTTGAGAAGATCAGCAGTTGTCACCTTGGGTACGTCACTATATTCCATCGTTATTTTCTCTCTCTGTAATCATCTAAGAGTCCCTGAGTCTGCTTCGTTGGCCTCTCAAAATATCTGTTAAACGAATAGCGACCATCAGCCGCTTCGATTCCTGTCGCAATGTAGAAAGCGCGGCCAGCATGGTAGAGCCTATGAGCCGTAGCATATCGCGGAAAGCCGCCGGGGAAATTCTCTTGATCGTACTGCGCCTGTGCCTCGCACCACTCAATAATGAAATCAGAAAGTTCATCGTATTCCATTTATATCCCCCAACAATACACCAATCTCTTGATCCGTCATCGTATAGAGTCCAGATCTAAACCGGACGTTTCATGTTCCCCAGTTCTTCTTCATCTTAGAAACGAGTTCGATGAACTCTTTCTCTCTCTTTCTAGGCACCCATACGCACATTCTCTTATGAGTCTTTGTCTTTCCCTTGACGTACTGCTCCTGAGAAGCTGCGTGCCGAATGGCCTTTTCTTTATTCCTCACCTTCTCCTCCTTCATGTTGTTCCATAATGATCACCATGCATCTGGCATAGCCAGCGATGTCGATCACGTTATCAATGTTTTCCAGTGTCGGTGTCTCTGCTATCCGCACCAGCTTGACGCAGATCATCTCCATCGCGTGACGGATGGCGGCGTCTTTACAACCAGCCACCATGCTCTTCATAATCTGGATCTCCGCAAAAGTGTCGGCTGGGTTCCCGTAGATCTGGCCGCGCTCTTGAGTAATGTTCTGCACCGCCTTATCGAATTTCTTAGTTGGACTCATTGAATATATCCAATTCATGTTCAAGGGATCTGTTCTGACCCGACAACAGATCCATCTCATCCCTAAGAAATTGGATCTCCTCCAACAAATCTTTCAGGTGCTTATTGATCAGGTACGCATCTAAAAGATCGACGTCCTGAATGGACGCCGATCCCCGGCTGTTATGATTAGGTGAGGTCACGCTGCCTTCGCCCGGCACACCGGCCCGATACCGCACGCGATACTGACTGGATGAGTTAGCTCTTTTCCGCACACCCCACAGACGCCATCGTGCATGATGGTCAGATCCTTTGGAAGATCTTTGATCAACATCCGCAGCGTCCAAGCCAGCGCCTCGAAGCTCTCGCTACCTCCGGTTCCCTTGTTGCCGGAGATCAGGTTGAAGGTCTCAGTCTCCTTGATGAAGCCAGTGTAGAGCCAGTCGCCACCCCAGAAAGCATTGTTGGGGCCGCGCAAGACGTTGACAAAGAACGGAGCACCGTCGTCCTTGCCCTTCTCAATCTTGTAGGTGAAGTGCTTGCCGGTTTTGGCACTGGTAAGGGTGAAGCGTGCCTTGCCTCCGAATAGGAAGTCAAGAGCCTCACCTCGGGTCTTAAATCCTGTATGTCCAAGCATTGTTACCTCCATTAATTTTTCCTGAACAAAATTTAACATATCAGTGCCTGAATGTCAACTCATAACCTGAGAATAATCGAAGTCTTCGATGACGTCTGAGATGCTCACCAACGGCCCGGCCCTCTCGATGACGTTGCCCTTATATGTGTGGACCTTCAATCGCTTACGCATTTTCCCGACAGCGAACTTAGCTCCGTCTTTCGTCACCCTCCACATACCGGAGTGCTTCTTCTTTGGGTCATCATTAGGTCTACGTTCAACCAACCCCCACCATTTCATGGTTGGTAACTGGTTAGTCCGGGTCAGCCACTGGGGTCCGCGACGAGGGACGTCTATCCACCCTGTCTTTGATGTTTGCTTGCTCAACCACACAAGAGCATTGCACATACCTTTATTGAGAGGCCGTTTATACACCATCCCCCACCTGTCGCAGCAGGGGCAGTCTCCCCCTCCGTTTGTGATCATCCCGCTCCAAACGCCACGCGCCTCCGCTAGTGTCATGTGTTTAGTCATCAGTCTAGTTCTCCCCAGTTAGGTCCGATGCCGCCTTCGACCAGCCGGTCGGTGGGTGCATCAGGAAATACATCTAGGTATGCGGCCACCATGTCGAGTTCCATCAGCTTGAGGCACTGCTTGGCGTCCTCGGTAGCCGCCTCATCGATCAAGGCGTCGTGGATGGTAGCCAGCATCCGGGTTTTAGACTGTCTACCAGCGGCCCTCTGAGCGTCCAGAGTAGCCTTGTGACGGACGATGGCTCGGGCCATGACGCTCAGGGCAGCACGCTGGACAGGGTAATTAGCGCATTTAGGCAGGTCAGGGTGCTTACCCATGTAGACGGTGCCGCCGTCCACCATCCTGATGTAGCGGGTCCGCTCGACCTCATCCATCATGGTGTAGCGAAGCTCGAAGGCGTCTGGGTAGCGGTCTCTCCAGAAATCAATATACCCCTGAGCCTTCTCGATAGATGTCCGCATGGTAGAAGACAAACCCCCGGCACCGGAGCCATAGACGATGCCGAAGCTGACGCCCTTGGCGTCCTGTCTGGCTTCCTTTCCCTTACGGGTTTTCTTGTCTATCTTATGACCAGCGATGACGGCGGCGACTTCAGCGTGAACGTCCCCCTCGATCATATCCTCCAGTAGTTGCTTATCGCCTGACAGGAGAGCCAGAACACGCAACTCTATCCCAGAGTAGTCGAGGGCGACGAGTCTCCTCCCCACGTCTGCAATAAAAGAACGTCGGATGGACGTTGCTACTCCGAGTATATCTCGATCCCTCGGGGTCTGCTGCAAGTTGGGATTGGAGGAGGAGAACCGACAGGTCTTAGCGTACCCAATATTGAACCTAGCATAGATCCTGTTGTCTTTATCTTTCATTGCCCCGGTGATCAGGGTCTCCCCGAATGATGATAAGTACTTACTGATCGTCTTGTAGTCGGTGAGCACCAGCAGGAGATCCTCCAGTGGCGTGTCTGGCACCCAACCAGCCAACAACTTGAGGGTCTCATTCTTCATGGATAGCTGACCCGTCTTTTCCGTCCTCGGCCAGACCTCTAGGAACTCATCCGCCATGTAGGTGGCAAAGTAATCAGACCACTGGGTGTCGGAGTTGATGTTGGCGACGTCGTCTTCGTTGACAAGATCTCGGATCTTACCGTAGCGATCTTCCTTGGTATCCTTCCAGACTTCGACCAGATCCTGATGGTTCTCGACGTCTATCTTAAAGCCGGAGGTCTCCATCTCGATGACGGCGGGGACCATGTCGTCCATCATCCTAAACCCATCCCAGTGACCATCGTCTGCCTTGTCTGCCCAGTGCCGCCAGAGCCGCCACGTTATGTCGGCGTCCTTGTAGGCGTAGTCCAGTTGATTCTGGGTCAAGACCGGAGCACTCCAGTTGCTGGACTGCTCTTCCTTGTCCATCTCCTCATCGAGATCCCACTTGGCGATCTGCTTGAGCTTGAAGGAGCCGCCGCCGAGGATGGCACGGCGCAGGTAGCCGACGTCGAGGCAGTTGACGTCGGCTCCTACAGCCATGAACCAGCGAAGCTCGAAGCCAGAATAGAAGACAATCCATTCGCCGCCCTCGAACAGTCTGGCACACTTGGCGAAGCCGCCCTCTATCTTATCGAAGTCCACCAAAGCGGAGATCTTCTTATTGCAGAGGCTGACCAGACGGACCCTACCTTCATTCGGCGTGAACGCAGTCGTCTCGAAGTCGAGCGCCGTCATCCCTTCTTTTTTACAGCGGAAAACGACGCGCTTGAGCGCCTTGCACGTTGACACCATCTCGTATTTTAGGGTATTGGTCATTCGTGGGTTCAACCTCCACAGGATAACTCATAATGAATTGGCTTGAAAATCTAGCCCCGGTTCCTTTTGGACAGAACCGGGGCTAAATTTATGCGGACTACTTCTTGCCGTTGCCTTTCTTTTTGCCGTTGCCGCGCTTCTTCTTTGGCGCTTTGGCAGCCAAAAGATCGTCCTCACTCATATTTCCCTGAGCGAAGGAGTCGGCAGCGTCACGGGTCACCCAGACCTCGACGTTGAAGGTCGGCTTCCAGTTGGTTGCTCCTTGAGCGGTGAACTTCTCACGGCCCAGCCAGATGACAGGCAACTCCGGTTCGCCGGAGCGCAGCCTGTCAGCAGCCTCTTGGATCAGATCCTTGAGACCATTGATGGCAGACACCGCAGTCGAAGAGAACTCGATGGACGTATCCATCTTGACCAATTCAACGAGGCCGATGCCCATCATCTCCTTCCAGCCGTCGCCAGAGTTATTCCGGTACGGGCCGTGATCTTCCAATTCACTTTCCGGAACCACCAACTCTGGGCGCATGAAGGCGTCTGTCGAAAGCCACTTGTGCTTACCGGCAGGCTTACTCTCTTTCCAGCAAGTCCAGCCAGCAATCGTGGCGGCAGGTTCAACGAGGAAAAGCTGATCATCCTCAACGTCGTCTTTGGCCTTACCGAGAGAGTACACGCCGGTCTTACCAGAGAAGCCAAGGAAGTTCATGCCAGCCTGACTGACACCACCAGCCTGATCTACGGTGGAGGTCAAGGCGTCGGCAAGGTCGGCAGCCACAGGAAGTTTAGCAGTCTTCATAAACGCAGTAAGTTCATTAGCCATTAGTCATTACCTCATTATGTTCGTTTCAATGTCAGACGATCCGACGGAGCGCCTGTCTTCTCAAACGTGGATAGATCGATCCCCGCCTTCTTCACTGCCGCCTTATCCAAAGACGTGCGGCCCTTCATGATGGCAAGCTCAACTTCGATATTGCCAACCATGACCTTCTTCATATCGCGGTCATTAAGACTATCGATAATGTCTTCCTTGAGGACATCGCGCTCCATCTTGAGCCGGTCCTCCTCATCCTTAATATCCATGAATCGCTTCGCTTGATCGTCGAATTTTGATCCACGATTTGCACGCTTTCCTTGCCTGCCGTCCTTTAATTCCGGCTGACATATTTCTCTGAAGGCGCACATGGTCTTACATTCTTTACCGCCATTGACCTTACCTTCCCTGTTCAGCGCATCCGGTGTCGTGGAATTAAGAACCTTCTTGGCACGCTTCGCCATCCTATCGAGGATGGTAGGATCCCTATCGATCTGGAAGGTGAGGATGTCGAAGTAGTTCGAGGCATCTACATATATGAGTATGCCACCCTCGAAGGTGACGCCGTCTGGCCTATCGATCTGTTGGTCGATCAACTCCATACCAATCTGGAACTGAATAACGTGCGCCTCCTTCGGCAGGTTATTCTTGTTGGTGCGGGGATCGATGCTCTTGATCTCGAAGCCTTCCCAGTAATCAT